AATTACTAGATACACCTGAACGTAATCAAGTAAGTGTAGTTAATAAATTTATGGATCATATTAATAATGGTAATTGTGGTGGATTATTAGATTTATATACTGGATTTGGTAAAACAGTTGTAGGATTATATATTATATATTTACTAAAAGTAAAAACTATTATCATTGTTCATAAAGGATTTTTAGTAGATCAATGGACTGAACGTATACAAGAATATTTACCTGACGCTCGTATTGGTAAAATACAAGGACAAATTATTGATATTGAAGATAAAGATATAGTAATTGGTATGTTACAGTCTCTTTCAATGAAAGAATATCCTGATGATCAATTTTCTAGTTTTGGTTTAACACTTGTTGATGAAGTTCATCATATGTCAGCTGAAGTATTTGTACGAGCATTACAATGTGTTGTAACAAAATATACACTTGGACTAAGTGCTACTATGAATCGCAAAGATGGATTATCTAAAGTTTTTAAATTATTTTTAGGAGATGTAATTCATAAAGAAAAACGTGATAATAACAATAATGTAATTGTTAAAGCAATCGAATTTAATACAACAGATGAAGAATTTAATGAAATAGAATATGATTATAGAGGTAATCCAAAATTTAGTACAATGATTACTAAATTATGTAAATTTAATATTAGAAGTGAATATATATTAAATATTATTCAAAATGAATTAAAAATTAATAATAAACAACAAATTATTGTTTTAGCACATAATAAATCACTACTAACTTATTTATATAAAGCGATTGATCATCGTAAATTTGCTCAAGTTGGGTATTATCTTGGGGGTATGAAACAGACTGATTTAAAACTTAGTGAAAGTAAACAGATATTAATTGCAACATATGCTATGGCATCCGAAGGTTTAGATATTAAAACATTAACTACATTAATACTTGCTACACCTAAGACAGATATTGAACAATCAGTTGGTCGTATATTACGGGTTAAAGATAATAATCCTTTAATTATTGATATAGTAGATACACATGATATATTCAAGAAACAATGGTTAAAACGTAGAACATTTTACCATAAAAATGGCTATACTATTAAATTTACTAACAATTATAATAATAATTGTTGGACAGAATTGAAAAAAAAATCAAGTAAAGAGATTGAAAAAGAAAGTAGTAATATTCCTCTTAATAAATGTTTAATTTCAATAAGCAAATTAAATATTAATTAGAATTTTTATTAATAAAATCTTTTGCCTCTTCTATATCTTTTACTATCATTGTTGGTCTCATTGGATCATAAGCTTTAAAAAATAGATTTATTACTTGTCTAACAATAGAATTCTCTATTATAATTGAACTAGCAATTATATATCTTTTTGTTTTCTCTCTATTATCAATAAATAATTGCTTCCATTCAGCTAAATATGTTGGATTTACATAAACCAGTTCTTCTAAATTAAATACTAATCCTGCTCTTAGATTATTATTTTCTAAATAATAATACCAATCTAAAATATTTTGTTTTGCACTATTCCATTCTTCACGAGTTGGAGAAGGTTTTAAAATTGTAAAGATAATACAATTTTTTTCTATTTTACTATTAAAAAAAGTGGTCATATATCTAGTTTAATAAATAAAATTGATAAAAATATTTTAATTAATTTTTATCAATTACAATGTTTCTTATCGTTGGTGTTCTAACTAGTGTACCTTATTATTATAATCCAAAAATTCATAGTTTAGGTAATGTCGGATTCGGTGGAAAAATACATGCACTTAGTGCGCCATTTGCTCGTCGAATTATTGACCACATTAGTTATAAAGGTGTTGATATTAGAAAAGACATTATGAGTGACTATGGAGATAACACAGTATTAGACTTGTGTTGTGGTATAGGAGATTCTACGCCTAAATCTGGAACTGGTATAGATACTAGTAAAGAAATGATTAATGTAGCAAATTTTGTAAATAGAAATAGCAATTTTATAGTAGCTAATGCTGAAACTTATAAACCTGATATTCCATTTAACATAGTATCATGTATGTTTGCTTTTCATGAAATGCCATTATCTGCACAATGTAGAGTTATTGAAAATGCCATAGAGATTGCTAAAGAGGAAATTATTATTGTAGATATTGCTAGTAATTATAAACCAAAAACGATAATGTTAAACGGAGAACCTTATTTACTAAAATATTTAGATTCCATTGATAATACATTGAGTTGTTTTGATAAAATTAATTATATAGATAATCATGTGGCTATTTGGAAATACAAGATTTAATAAATTCTTCACCTTCTTCTATATCTTTTACTAATCTTGTTGGTCGAACAGGGTCATATGATTTAAAAAATAGATTTACAAACTGTCTTACTATATTATATTCAATTATAATACAACTAGCTATTATATATCGTTTTGTTTTTTCTTTTTTTTCTTGAAAAATATCTTTCCATTCTAAAAGATATGTTGGTCTCACATAAGTTAATTTATTTAAATTAAAAATAAATCCAACTCTAATATTATTTTTTTCTATATAATTATACCAATCATTTGTTATCATTTTTGAAGTTTCCCATTCTTCTCTAGTAGGATATTCTTTTAAAACAGTAAAAATAATATTATTATTATTAAATTCAGTTTTCAAAAAACTATTCATTATTATTAACTACTATATTTATTTAATACTTGTTTCGGAATTAATTCAATATTTAGCTGTTCAAGTTTTTTATAACATTTATTAATAGTTACTTCACTTATTTCACTTACTATACTGACTTTTTTTTTACAAATATTTAAGTTACATAGTTGAGCAGTATAATAAACTATACCTGCAGCTATAGAATGTGGGGTATTTTCAGGAATTAAATCTCTTTTTTCTATAATTAAAGATATAAATTTACAAACTCTTGTTAATTCATTGTTAATTCCTAATTTGCTACAATATCTTTCAATAAATGATGATGGTGTTGTTTTACTAAATGATGTCTTATCGCTATTAGATAAAGTATGTTCTAATTCATTAATAATTGATGTTGCATTTTTACATCCTTTAGTTGCACTAGTATGATCTAAGAAGAATATAGTAGCGATTTCTTTAGCTGATCGTGGATAATTATTAATACGGCAAGATATATAAATTGTTGCTGCAATAATTCCATCACGGTTACATCCTCTAAATGTTTTTGCTTCAGATATCTTTTTATGAACAACCATTGCTTCATCGATAATTAATTTTGGTAAGCCAGCATTTTGAGCCAAAATTGTAATTTTTTGAAATTCTTCATATTGTGATTTTTCTTTATATGGCATTGATTGCCAATCAGTATATCTTCTTATCTTTCTCATTTCATAACTTGATGACTGTGGACACATTACTTTACAACCATATGAAGATTCTTTAAGTAATGGATTAATTGGTAATCCACATCGTGTTGGATCAGTATTACTATTATCATCAGCCCCATAAAATCTCCATTCTGCTCCTTGATCTAACATATCTTTATATATAACACCACAACTAGGATTTTTACAAGCCATAAATCCTTCATCAGTTATTATTAGAATACTTTCACAACAGTCGCATATTTCTCTCTGACCATCTTGTCTATATATACATTCTACTGTACTTTTTGTATTTATTTCATCATCAAATTTTTTCCATAGATCTGCATTATTTTTTGGCTTTTTGATTTTTTTAGTTTTAGTAGTATCGTTCATTTTATTACATTAAATAATAAAAAGTTTTTATCAATTTTATGTATTAATACAATTAATTATATTAATAAAAATTAATTGTATTAATATATTATAAATATGGGAAATATTCAAACAAAGGACTCTGGAAAATCTTTAAGTAATGTTGTTAATGAAATTGCTTCTAAATATATTAGATCACAAAATTTTAATGATATGAAAAATTTATCTAAACTAGAATATTGCGATAAACTAATTGTTTTAACTTCTAAAATAATTAACAAATATTTAAATGAAAATGATGTAAAATTTTTATCTCAAAAAAAAGGTATTACTGGAGAATCTATGACTCGTGAAAAAGTACTTGCTATTGATAAAGATAGTTTAGATAAATATGATATATCTAATACTGTGAAAAAACGTAGAATATGTATTGGATTAGCAAAACATTATGTGCAAATTGCTAATCTTTTTGCTGCTATCGCTAGTACTATTAATCCATTATATGATTACGTTGATAAAAAAGGTAATGAAATTACTGTTGGATTAGACGAAAAAGATACTATACCAAAAGATGCTAATACAAAAATAAGTAGAAGCAATTTTTGTAGTAATAGAGTAGCTGCTTTATTAAATAATCAAGATATAGAAACATTTGAAGAAAGTTATAAAAAAAAAACTGTATCATTAAATCCTAATATTTGTGAATTTAATTGTAGTACTTGTCCTGCAATTAAAACTGTTGATGAAGAACCTGGTATTCCAGAACTTGAAAAATTATATTATGATAAATATGATTACGATTCTGGTGAATTTATTGGTATGACACCTGATATGGCTAAAATATATGAAAAAAATGTAAAAGATTTTTATAAAACATTTACTGGTAATGATTCTATACCAGAAACTGTACAAAAATTTAGTGATATTAAATTAAAAGACTATTATAATTCTATACCTTGTCAAAATGGTAGTTATGCTGAACCGATTGTTGGTAAACCTAATAATAGTGAATTTTTTAACTATATTGAAAATATAAGATCGATGTTAAGTGCTATAAATAAATATCATGATGCTCTTTTAAATATTCTAAATGAAATATTTGTTTATGAAACTGATAATAAAACACAACAAACTACTATCACAATTAATCCAAATCTTAATGATCAAACATTGGCTGAATTAACTAAACAGACTATTGAAATCATCAATAATTTATATATTTCTTGTGAAGTTCATTATACTAACGGTGTTAGAATATATACAAATATTGCTAAAAAACAACTCTTAAATACATCTATATCGCAGATAAAAAATTTAAATACAATTAAAGATAATATTGCAGCAGAATCAGACTATCATGATAGTAAAGACATTAACACTCAAATTAGCGAAGCCGATAAACTCATTGATGAAGCAAAACTTTTAGCTAAACAAGCAAAATCTTTGGCTCAAGATAATATTCAATATGAAATTGCACAATCTGAAATCCCATCTAACCTGTCACCAGAAATGCCTGTATCACCACCTCCGCAGTACCAACCAGACATCATATACCCTCCTTCCATACCTCCACAACCACTTGCTGTACCGCTGCTGCCACCTGCATCATCACCTAGTATGGTTTCATCAGAAATGCCACCAGAAATGCCACCAGAAATGCCACCAGAAATGCCACCAGAAATGCCACCAGAAATGCCACCAGAAATGCCACCAGCAATGCCACCAGAAATACCACCAGAAATGCCACCAGAAATGCCACCAGAAATGCCACCAGAAATGCCACCAGAAATGCCACCAGAAATGCCACCAGAAATGCCACCAGAAATGCCAC